GTGGATTTATTAAGCAATAGGAATGCTGCTTTTTTCTACGCAGCCGTGAAGTATAATTTTTATTTAAAAAATACTCCTGATAAAAATGGGAACTGCCCCATATACATAAATATCAGACTAAATAAACAACGAATAAGAATCCCCTCCGAAATTAAAGTACAACCTAAACATTGGGATAAGAAAAAAAGAAAAGTAGTTGATAGTGATTTCGCATCTGACTATAACTTGATTCTAAAACAAATTGAAAGTAAAATTACTAATATCGCTATTCAGTACAGACTTTCTGAAACACCACTTACCCCTGAAAAACTTATAGAACACCTTAGAAATGCTCCTCCAAATTTTGACTTAGTACAGTTTTTTGAACATATTTTGAATATACAAGATCTTTCTAAATCAACTATCATAAAGCATAAAGGTATATTCCAAAAGCTAAAAAAAAGTAGAATATCCTCTTTTTTTCCAGATATTAATATTATGTGGTTTGATAAGTATAGAGCTTATTTAAGAAGCATAGGGAACAACTCTTCTACGATTAACACTAATATTAGCATTATAAAAAAGTATTTAAAACTAGCCAAAGACTATGGTATAAAACTATATGTAAATTTGGATTATATAAAAGTAGGGGCAACTGCTGGACGAATTATTTGGCTGAATGAATCTGAAATAGAAAAACTTAAAGAATATTATTTCTCAAGTTACATACCCGATTACCTGAAAATGACTTTAGGATATTTCCTTTTTTCATGCTATACAGGAATGAGAATATCAGATGTTCTTAAAACTAAAAGGATTGATCTTGAAAATAACATTATAAATTTTATATCCACAAAAACAAAAAAAGAACAAATAATAGGTATCAATGAATCATGTAGAAGTATCATAAATCATTATCCTGATTTGTTTATATCAAAAAAGTCTGAAGTCAATATCAATTTACAACTAAAAGAAATAGCCAAATTCCTAAGCATAAAGAAAAATATAACATTCCATGTAGCAAGACATACATTCGCCACAAATTATCTACTTAAAGGAGGTAAAGTAGAAAATCTACAAAAACTTTTAGGACATTCAAAAATAACTACTACGATGAAATATGTTCACATAATAGATGAGGAGGCTGCTATGACCGTAAATTTACTAGACTGAACTAATAGGAAAAAAAGTGTAATTGTGTAAGTTTACGATGAACAAATAGATAAAAGCATTTTTGGAAAGTGTAAGTGTATTACACTTTCCAAAAAATACTAAAATGTTTCAGTTTCTATCTCTATTGAGTAGAGATTATTTGTTAACGATTTTTTTGTCCAGCTCTTAATCCAATGCTTACGGTTATAGGCGAAAATAGCAGAACGGATATTAAAGTTCCTTATCTTGTTTTTCTCACAAATAAAAGTCCATTTGTAACGGAAATTAGTCAGCCTATTCATAAACCAAGGCTCAAGATATTTGGCTAGTTCTTCATCCATCAACCCTTTTTTATTTTGGGCGTGATTATTTCCATTGTTATCTAAACCATCATAATAGACCAACATTAGAGCATTGGAGTTAATCGCTTTAGCTGTGAAAACAGAACGAAACATCGTAAATGGCAGTGATATTACATTTATGTTTATTTCTGTGGCGGTTTCAGGAACACTTCTATAATTTAATCGGTAACCCGTTTCATCAAAATAGATATTCTTTGTAACCACACTTTCTTCATCTGGGAAGGTAATATTAAAAGATACTTTGTCATTGAAAAACCGAGTTGGATTCTCAACCTCAAACATTCTAAAATCTTCAGGTTCTTTGTATTTATCTATCTTTATTTTGTTCATAATAGCCCTGTTGCCTTCAAATTCCAGGTCATAGTTTCTTAAGTTTTTAATAGCGGTTACTAGCTCCCCAAAGTTCATCTCTGGAACAGCTTTTGATAAATTAACCCTATTGTCATTGTAGATATAGGGTATTGGAACACCTTCCTTAGTATGCATTCTTTTCGGCAGTATCTGAAGCTGAGCTAGACCTAAATTAACACCATCGTCTGCTACTTTTGAATATCCCATTGCTCCTTTGAATTTAAAAATAACTTTAACACCTTCCTTGGCTTGTTCTTCTGAAATATCTATACCTTGTTGTATATCCGAAGATTGATTGACCGAAAAAGATTGACTAAAGTTTAAGACGGGAATATTGAGTTCTACTCTACCACCTCCATCATTAAGCCCTATTTGGGTTTGAAAATGCCCCTTAATATTGTACTTACCTGGGGCGTCTATAAGTATCTCTTTTTGCCATTCGCCAAAATACAAGTTACCATTTACATTTTGATTCAGATATTCTTCTGAATAGACATTAAGTTTGTGTTCTTTTTGATCTCCAGAGGTATGATAAGGCTTACCACTCCATATTAAACGGTACTTTAGATATTCATCTTCTAGTATTTCGCCTTCTAAACGAAATCCTGCATCGCTAAATCCTACCGTCAAAACATATAACAAGTAAGGCAAAGGATGTATGATATTTTTATTATAAACATCGACTTCATTCTCTAATCTATTTCTAGAAAAACCTTTTGTCGTTCGTCCTTCTTGGTTGTTTCTATTATTGATGAATGAGTCGAAGTATTTATAGGCTTCATCTTGCAGATTATATTCATCGGTGTATAGCTTAGGAAAGTTATACACCGTTTCGGGATATTTTTTTGTTACAATATCATTAGCGTGATTGTAGATATCATCTACAGCGATATTTAAAAGAGGGAGTTCGGATAGAGGCTTTTCAAAGTTAGGAAGCGTTTCAAAGCCGCTGTCAATTTGTATTTTTAGCATCTCTTTTTTAAACTCAAGAACTTCGAGTTTTCCTTTTCTTAACCTCCCTTCAAACTGATGGATACCTTCATGATAACGCTTTAGTCCAATATTATTCAAAGAGGAATATTGCCCAAACGAACTCAAAAAATCCCTAGAATAACTGATGTCTATGGGAAGTGTGTAGTTGGTCCAGAAAGTATCTTTAAATCTGGGATTTTCTTCTACATAGGTAAAATTGGTGGAGTCCAATGGAATCTCCACACCTGTATTAGTAACGAATTTATCTTGCATCGGTCTTTATATTGAATTCTATATCCATATTAAATTTGCTGCTCACGGTATCAAATATCTCATTTTTCTTAGATGTAGGTTTAGCTATAATCGTATTGCCATCAATAACTATAAAACAGATTCTAGACTTGATAATAGCGTTTATTAGCTCTATTTCTTCTTTGAGTATCCAGCCTGTATTTAGAATAATATTTTCAGTTTCTAAACTTCCATATTTTACATTTCCAGATTCATCAAATATATGTTTGAAGTCGTAATTTTTCTGACATTCTCCAGGGCAGGTAAACCAATCTAAAACTAAATTCTGATTTTCAAAGAAAATATGAATCGCTTTATCTACAGAGGGCAACGGAATAAAGGTTAGTTTCTCTGTGGACAAAACTTCCTTTGTAGGAATATTGAACTTGTTTCTTTCTAGGTTATAGGCAAAAACTTCAAAACCACTGTCGTAATTAGGTTTTGGTTCGTTATATACAGAATATAGACTTTCTATTTCCGTATTATTGGGAGTGGTATTCAGTCTGATAACAGATTGCTCGTAAACGCTTCTTATTGGGAAGTCTGTCCATATAGGAAAGCATTTTGGCGTTTTTCCTGGAGCAAACAATATATGATTTAGAGTAAGCTCTGAAAGTTCCCTGTCATCTGCATCGTATTCCTTAACGGAAATTTTAACAGGAGATAACCCCATTTGATACCCTACTTCAGATAGTGGTTGCAAGTTTTTACAACGAATAAAGAAGTCCTGAATATCATCGCCAGGGTAAAATATAATCTCATCTTTTAGATAGGTATAAGAATATTCTTGGCTCTCTCTATACTCTTCGCCATAAGCTCTGTAATGCATATCTAACCTTACTTTAGCATAAGATGCTCTAGGATTGGTTTTGGTTAGGGTTACTTTATGTTTATCTAAAGCAAAATAGTAAGGTTTACCGTTAAAATCACTTTTGATACCTTCTGCAACACGCAGGTAAACTCTTATTTTTTTGATGATATCTCCAGACTGAAGAACTATATCTCCAGAATAATTCCCTACTTGTAATTGTTGTGAGTTTTTAGTGGTAAAAACTAAGTTGCCATTTTCTATATTAGCCGTTTCTATAAACTGAGGTTTAAGAGGAATTTCTATGGGGAGTTGGTTGGGATTACTAATTGATGATATACCTGTCTTGACCTCATTGTTATTTTTAGCCACAATAAAGTTGAAAACATCAGGAGTTACTTCAAAATCAAAGCTGCGATTTTCTATAACCTTGAGTTCAATAGGATAGGAGAATCTTTTAATAGAAAAGAATCCTCTATCTCGTACTATTAGTAAGCCTTTATAAGTTCCTATATTTAAAGAATTTGTAATATCATTGGCAGATAAAGTAATTTGTTTATCTCCAGAACGATTGGCTGAAAGCCAAGGCTCTATTTGTATATCATCAAAAAAAGTAGCTGTATCTATTATAGTATCTCCAGATAGCTCTTTGGTGCTTTTGTTATAAGTAAGGTATCTAGTGTCATTATCAGTAGGCGGCACTTCTCCATCTCCTTCTTGTACTTCTAAGGAAACTTGTATAGGAGGTTGGTAATGTTCAATATAATGCTCTCCAGAATTATCTATTCCAAACGCCTCTAAATAAATAGAAGCTGAGTAAGTACCAACAGGAAGTTGGCGGAAGTTTTTAAATGAAACACCTATGTTTGCACTTGATAGATTATTGGGAGAGAATACTCCATCAGTATCAAGGGTAGGGGAATCACCAATGATAGAAAAATTCAGCCATTCCACTGAAGTACCAGAATATTCCCCTCTTATCTTAAACTTAACATCATCATAAGGGCATTCATTCCATAAATCAAGTTCTGGAAAATGAACGGCAATACGGTGTCCTGTAGGAATTTCAGCTCCTTGTTTATAAGGAGGCAAGTTAATGTTGTTAGGATAAACAAACCACTCTTGGATGGGAAAGTCTTTATCCTGTTCCTCAAGACATTCAGTACGACCATACTCTGTGGTATACCATCTGACACATACTTTTTCTGTTTTAAATCTAGTCGCCATAAGAGGTGTATTTTAACTTATTTTTATAAAATTTAGGTGTAAAATTAAATTTTGAAGACTCCATCCAAATTTCAATGCATAAGTAGGCTTTCAGATAGAGTATAATTCTACCAGGTAACTTCTCTATCATCAGTACGCCTTCCAATTCTTCTAAATTAGAAGTTAACAATCTAAAGCCCCATTGACTTATCACTAAATCTAAATCTTTTGGCTGATAATCTTCTGGTAAAGTACCATCAAATACTTTAGCCATAGATCCACAAATAGATAAATCCTCATTTGTAAGCTGCTTAACTTTAGTAAATAAAGCATCGCAGACTTTATTTATTTCGGTATTTTCAAAAATGTTTAATTCTTGAAATGCGTTATAATTTTGTTCTTCTTGCATTTTTGTTTTCTATTTTTTCAAATTGTTTTATCATTTTTTGGAGCTTTCTGCCATTCTCGGCATTTTCTACAATGTAGGCTTCAACACCATCTTCTTTTATATCTGATATCGTTTCCTTAAGCTGAGCTAAAACAGCAATAAGCTGAGGGTCTGTATTTTGGTTATAGATTACTTTTGTTTTATCATCACCATTGGGATTGGTAGTTTCGGTTACGAAACCACCATCAGCATAGCCTTTTGGTAGAGCAATACGCCCTGTCCTTATGGCTTCCATCCATTCTACCGTGTCTGCAACTATAGGATTCTCTAGCATCCAATCTGGCGTTACATATTCATTGCCGTGGACTATACCCGCAGGGCGTTTCCCTGTTTTATCTGGAGAACCATAGCCTGGACCAGTATAGCCACCTTTAGCAAAACTTTCTTTTTCTGGTAAAGGAGTAGAGGCTATGGTTGCAACTTGTATAGCTCCGAGTGCTCCAACAGCTATAGATAAGGGTATATTAGGTAAAGATTTTGTAACTGCTAGTGCAGTACTCATAATAGCATTAGCAATATTAAATGCTTTTTCAGCAACTGCTTGTTTATGTGCTATCTCAGATTTTTTTTTGGCAGTTTCAGTATCTAAAGCCTCTATTCCTTTATGATATTCTTCTTGAGAAATAAGCCCTTGATTAAGCTGTACTAAAAGTGCTTTTCGTTTTTTATCTTGATTTTTGGTAAAACGCTGCATCTCTCTCTCATTGAGATTTTGTTGCAATTGAGCAAAACGATTAAATGCATTACCTAGGGCTTGAGTAGCCATAGTAACGGCTTTTATTTTACCCTCTGTAGTATTTAGGTTGTCAAACATCTCAGACCACTGGTCTGCTGAAAAACCTAGTAGATCTACTTGAGATAATTGCTGTCTTCTTTCTTGTGAAGCTCTGTGCTCATCATTTTCTTTGTTACCTTGAATAGCCCCTTTAACTTGGGTTATCCTTATATTAAGCTCATCTAGGTCTTTTTTTAGTTTTTCGGCAGCCTCTCCTGTAAGCCCTTTTAATGATTCTTCTAGAGCTTCCTTTTGAAGTTCTAAAGATGCTAGTTGACTTTCTAACATTTTTCTATCCGCATCTTCCCGAAGAGCTTTCTTAGCATCTTCTAAAGTTTTGATTTGTAGAAGTTCTTGTTGGGTAAGTTTTAGATGAGTCATTTTTGAAAGAGCCAATTTTGCCTCTTCCATAGTTGAGATTTTTTGGATAGCTTCGTCATCTGAAGCTCTCTCTTTATCTATCCGAAGCCTTTCGGACTCAAAAAAATCAGAAAGCCTCTTAGTGATCCATTTCTCCTTTATCTCGCTGACTTTATGACCGTGGGCTTCTTCCGAAGTTTCTACGATTTTATCGTGCAGAGCAAGTAAGCTCCGCTCTTTTTCTAAAGCCTTTTCGTAATTTTTAGCAGCTTCTGGAGATTTTGCGTTTTTCTTCTTTTCTTCTAAATCCTCTATGGTTTTTAGAATATCGTCTTGGTATTTCCTTTGGCTGTTAAGTTCCTTAGAGCGTTCTGCATCTAGAATAGCTAATTCTGCCTCTAGGCTTTTTTCTGCGAGTTTTTGTCTTTCTAAATAATAGTCCGAGTCCATTTCCAACAGCTTATTATAGGCATCGGAGTAGGCTTTTTGTGAATCTTCTAAGTCTTTCTTAGCTTCTTTTAATTTATCAGCTTCAGTATTTTTTGCAGGTCTATTTTTAGTTCTTTTAGGAGCATCAGGAACTATTTGGTTACCATTATTTCCACCGCCAAAGTCATTGACGATATCTTGTTTCATCAGCTCTGTATATTCATTTGCTAGAACATTAAAATCATCATTTACTTTTTGAATATTTTTCAGAGCCTTATCATAATAAGAACCATAACTTTTCATCATCTCTTTGGCATATTTATCACCTCCTTTTGCTTTCCAAATTTCCATTTGTTTAAACATATTTGGATCTAAATTTTGAGCCTCGTAAGAAGTTAATTTCATAACACCTCCAGTTAATTTCCACAACCAGTCTTTACCTGCGGTTTCAGCAACAGGAGCATTTCTCATATCTTCTATTTGCTCCATTTTTTCGTCCATTTTCTTCTTTAATACTTTTGCTCTAGCATTTCTATAAAGGGCATTAGTATATTTGTTAATGGCTTCTGTTGCAGCTTTAGTATTAATGTTTTCTAGAGTCAGATTTCCTAAATACTCTGGAGATATTTCATTTAGTTTTTTTATAGCAGAAAGTCGTCTCTCTTTGGCTATAGTTTCATCTTTAGCTATTTTTAGCAAACTATCTAACTCATTTTTTTGAGAAATGATATTTTTGTTAGTTTCTTCGGTTACACTATTGAGTAGTTTTTGTTTTTTAGTAGTATTATCTACTTCTTTAGAAAAGGCTTTATAAGCCATATAAGCGGTGGTAACTAATGTAATTAATACTCCTAACGGGCTTGCTTTAGCGGTAATATTAAATATCATCATGGCTTCCCTAGCTCTATTTATATTTAATGTTACTAGAGCTAAAGCCATGTTATAAAGCAAATATCCTACTCTTAGTAGTGCCATAGAGGCTACTTTGGCTTTATCTGCAACAATATTGAGCCAAGTAGCTTTAGTCAAACTTCCTGTAGATGCAGAAGCTATAAGAATACTAGCATTATATCCCACTATGGCAGTTCCCACTACCTTAATGATGTTAAACAAAAACTCCATTCTTTGTTTAAATGCTAATACTCCATCTCCTGCCTCCTTTGTTACACCAGTTACCCAACCTATTAATTCTATTAACCATTCAAATTTGTTTAGAATATTAGTACTTGAGAACATATCATTCCAAGCATTTTTTAGTTTTTCTATAATGGCAGGAGCGTTGTTGTTTTTAGTGTTAAACTCTGCACTTAAGGAGGTCGCCTCTGCCATAGCAGAGCTAGAACGCTTCATGGCTTCTCTGAATTCATCAGTTCGGTTGGCAGCAGCTCCTACTGCTTTTTGTACTTCTAAAGAGTTAAGTTTAAGGCTCTCAAATATTTTAATGGTCTCATCGCCAAGAAGTCCTTTCATTCCTTCAGCAAACCTTAAAAAGAATTCTTCTGGTTTCTCGTTGAATAGCTTTTGAGCTTCAGCTACACTCATATTCATAGAATAAGCGAAGTTAGAAAGTCCTTCTCCAGCTACTTTCATAAAATTGGTAAACCCAGATGATGCTATTTGTGCATCAATACCAGCTTCTTCAAACCCAGCACCTAAACCTAGAACTTTATCAATAGAGGGTTTTATTGCATCTGGTAAAGCCCCAACTCTTAAAGCAAAGTCTGAGATATTCCCCTCACTTGCTGTACCATTAGCAGCTAACTCGTTAAGAGCAGAGCCTACCTCATTGATGGCTTCTGCATAAGATTTGCCTTTGGTTTCGTTGAATAATCCTTTTATTTTACCTAAAGAATCTACTACATTCTCCAAACCTCCCTGGAAGCTATCTCCAAGAGCAACATAGGCTTTGTCTATTTCTTGTACAAAAGAAGCCATTTCTTCTTTTGGGACACCTAAACGCCCACCTACTTCAGCAATTTTCAGGCGGTCGAGCTTTGAGGTTCTGGTATCCATTTTATCAAATTCGTCCCAAAGCTGCTTTACCTCTCCCAGAGCCATGCCTGTAGTTTTCTGAACATCAGACATTGCATCGGCTATATTTAGTAGTTCATCTACTGTGTATTTGGATTTACTTATAATGTTGTCAAAGAAGTTAGCTGCAATATTGGCTGTGAATACCTGCCTAAAGGTAGTTCCTACTTCTAAAATGTTTTTTCTGAAGAAGCCAAGAACTCCAGAGCCGTGAGAAAGTTTATTATTAACCGCCGTTATTTCATTTTTTACTTTTTCAAATTCGGCACGAGCTTCTTTAATTTCTTTGGCTTTTTGTATAAATTCTTTTGTACCAGGAGTGAGTTTTTTGAGTTCACGCTCAAACTTGGAAACGGTGGAACGAAGTCCATTAAAAGAATTATCAACCTCTTTACCACTTACTTTTAAAACAATAGTTGTAGATATATCTTTAGGCATTCTATTTTTTTTACAAAAATGGAATGTAGCTACAGGAAAATAAAGGACATAAAAAAAACGGTTACAGCAATAAGCTATAATCGAAAGAAAATCTAAAAAATATTTTCATTAGCGTTTTCGCAGAGCCTTTGTTATGATGTAAAGCCCAATTAAAATAATGATGATAAGAAGACTATCACCAAGTGGACCACCTTTAATTAGGCTAACAATAGGAAAAATGTAAAACATACATATACCTAGTACGAAGATGAGAATAATGATAGTAGATAGTAATTTCATAAGTCAAATATAATTAAATTTAAACTACTTTGAAAATTGTTTTAAAGTAAAAATAAGTTCTTCTGCAAATCTCTGAGCTCGTAGTTTTGAAACATTTTCCATCACGAACGGAATTACACCACTATCCTCAATTGCAGTGTCTATAAACGGTCTAGCTTCCATTTTGAAATCATGTTCTTTATAAAAGTAGGATATATTATTGGGCTTGGTACGCTTTCTCTCTGCTCCTTGCCTTACGGTATCCACGCCATAATGTTGTGCGAAACCGTGCTTAGCCATTTTTATCGCTAAGGAACGCATAAAAATCTTTTGGTTACCATCTTTAAATTTACCGTAGCGTTTTATTTTAGCCTTAGCTTCGGCATCTTTTAAAGATGCGGCATCTTCCTTTCTATTGTAGTGTTCCTTGAACGATTTAGTCCTATTGCGTAGGGCAGATGTAAGCATTTGTTCAGCTTTCTTTGCAATTTGTAATTCTTCTCTATATTCCATAACCCAAAAATAAAACAGGTGTCCCTTGAGAGAAAGGACACCTGGTGTTTTATAATTCATAGAGTCCCCAAAGGAGTACCCTGCCTACTTCCACTTTGTCATATTCTGCTGGAATTCCCTTTTCTTCATCACCTTCGTAGATACAGACTTCTTTAGTTAAAATTTTGTGCTCTATTTCAAATGAACAATCTTTCATTACCTCAAATACATCGTGTTCTGTAATAGGCGTTGAGGGTATAACCCCTCTGAACATAGAAAGCAACTCTTGTGTGCTTTTATGTATTTTATTGCCTCCACCAACACCTATAGGCGAATAAAAGCGGAGCAAAAGCTCCTTCATGATTTCTTTATAATCTTCCATTATGCTTCTGTATTTAGTTTGATAAATTCAGAAACAGTGTCTATATTATCTGAAATGATAAACGAGAGCCTCAAGGCTTGTTTTAACAGTATAGACATTAGCTCTGGATTCATAATATTGTTCATCTCTGGAATACCTTCTATCATTTCGAACAAAGTTCTTTTTATCCCTGGAAATGCATCTCCATAATCCTTACAGTCTCTTACCCAATCTGCCAACTCTTGTGTAAACTCTGCCTGTAATATATTTTTAGACTTTTCCATACTATGCAGAATATTTTAGATTAAACATTCTGATCATGTTATAGTACGCCATTTCAAAAGAGCTACCATAGGCAAAAGCGGTGCGGTTGGTTACTTTGGATTGAAAGGTTACTTTATAAGCTCCCGTGTCTAGACGCTCTGCGTTTAGGCAGCCTTTGTTCTCCTTGATGAAATCAAAGTTTTTTGGAAATTGCTTGATGAAAGACTGTGTTTTATTTTTTCTACTCTGTGTTAGATGCTTACTATAGCTTCGGCTTCTAACTTTTTGTGAAATTGTGTTGAACATTACAATTATATTTAAAAGTTAAAAATTTGATATACAAAAAAACCCTCGTGGGAGTTGTTCAACCGTTGCAGACAACGAAGTAGAAGATTACTCTTTCTACACTCCTGAGGGTAATTTTTATTTTTATCGTAAAAATTTTCAGTAGAATTATCTACAATGGTTGAACACTGCAAATATACAACTATTTTTTATAATGGCAATTTTTTATGGGGAAGATTTTATAAATCAGTTGGGTGTTTTATACCTTTCACTTATATTTTGTGTGTTTTTTAATACTATACTTTCAATAGAATCTCTTACATTCTTTGGAAGTAATTTAGTAACATCCTCATTTGTTGATTGTTTTATTATTCTAAATCCAGTTGTTTCCATATTTAGTACATCACTTGTAAATGCTTTATCTAACTCTGCACTAATCCTATATTTAGTGAAAGCCTCTTTATACACTTCTTTTAAATCATTATTCTCAATAGAATCAATTTTTTCTTCGTCAACCCCATATTCTCTGAATGTATAATCTTTTTCTTCAATAATAATGTAATACTTTTCTTTTTTGAAAAATAAAGGATAGGCTCTATACAGACCATAAATAATAAAAATAAGAACTAAAAAAATCAGACACCCTCTTCTCTCTTTTTGTCTTTCAATCCGTTTTCTTTCTTTTAGCTGGGTTCTTCTTAACTCTCTTTTTTTTAATAGTTCTTCATCTACAATATCACTATCTATGTTTTCAACAGCATAAAAATTTATACGATTACCTTTTCTCTCTTTTCTTACAACTTGGACACCGTTAATAAGTAGGGACTTATCTTGTATGTATTTGGAATGTTCCAAATATTTTTTTTCTTTTATCTCAATTTCTAAGCGAGCTTTTTTTTCAAAGGTTGTGTTACTTTCACTAATTCTAAAAATGGACATCACATCCTTATTTTCATCTTTAAGATAAGGTATTATTCTTTCAGATGTTTTTTTGCTAATATGACCAACCAAATCAGAGAAAAAATATACATCTATAATATCATTATTAACAACCAATTTTGCATTATCATAATCTTCTATATTATCTACTATTTCTTGATTTTGCTTAGATATAGAACATTTTATTTCATCATCATCAGTCATCATATATCCATAATCATATTTGTCATAATTGCTTACAAAATTTCCTAAAAACTCATGTTTAGGCTCTGTAAAATTAGGAGATTTCATATATACATTAACCACAAGGACAACAGCTTCATAAATTCTATCTTTAGGATATGTTTTCTTTATGAAAGACTCTATATAGTATTGGTCATCTTTTAAATATGGTAATATTTCCTTTGAATTATCCGAATATATATATCCTATTTTCCCATATATTGAATTAACTTCTATATCCACATATCCATTAGGACTAGTTACCTTCTTTAGACAGACATATTGTTTTGGATATGTTTTAATTATTGTGTCTTTGTGTTCTTTATATCCACCTATAACTATATCAAATGAGTCTATTTTTTTCATAAAACAATTTATTTTTTCCTCGTGGTAAAGATAAAAAAAAATAAAAAACCCCACCAAAATGGTGGGGAAACAGCATTCAGAATGTTGTAAGTGTTAATTTAAACAATGCGAAGCTGCTGTAATTCTTCACCGAAGTTATTCAGTGCAGATTGTATTTTTTTTGTAGTGGTAGGAGATGGATTCCTACGCCCAGTTAAATAATGACTTAGCTGCCCTTGACTTACGCCTGTAAGCCTTTGCAGACCAGCAAGTGTAATAAATTTGCTATAATACTGCAACAAAGATGCCGTATCATAGGAAAATCCTACAGATAGATTTGGAAACTCTTTTCCTTCCTCTTCATACAATTCCTTTACTTCATCAATACATACCATAAAATCTTCTTTGGCTTCTTCCACGGTATCACCTGTACCAACTAACCCAAAGCCTAAATTTTTTTCTTTTAGATAGATGCTATAACTACCATCGTTTGCTCTCTCTATGATTGCGTGTACTTTTTTCATTTTTAATTAACTTTTAATTAGGGGGTTATAATTTAACCCCCGATCTTTTTCTAATGTCGTCTAATGTACCTTTTGCTACTTCTTGTCCTTCGTGCCTCCCAGTTGGAAATATCTCTCCAGTTATTGGGCTGTACCACAACGGATGCCGTTTTCCTTGTCGGTAGATGTAGCATCCTGCTTTTTTAAGTTTCTTGTGTAATTCTGAATACTTCATTTTTCATTGTTTAAATTAACAGTACAAAGATAATGATATTAGTTTTAATATCAAAATATTTTAGAAACTTTTTTTAGCAAATTTTATCTAGGTCTTTCCAATCGTCTGTGGACACTTTGAGGTGCTGTGGGTTCTTTAGATTGAAAGACACTTCTGCTCCAAAAATACCAACGCCTTCCAGCTCAATAGGTCTAACTTCTACAGAGTTTTTAATTAGGGAATTGTAGAGCAGGTTTTCGTTTATATTACTATCTAGCTTGATACGAGCAACTACTCTAAGGGCAAGTTCTTCGGCGTTATCTATCCGTTCGTACTGTTTTTCGTAATCATCTGGAGGTACATTGTTGTAGAGGATACCAAAGCTCACTCTTCGTATAGCGGTAGATGCCATTGCTTCTCCTTCTATACCTAAGCTGTAACCAAACAGGGCTAAGCAGGGCGATTTTAAACCTTTAGAACTTTGCTCTTTATTATGCAGCTCACGACTGAAATAACCAGAAAAATCGTTTAAGAAATTAGACTGCTCCACCAGGTTCTGGAAGTATTTTTTTAGCTTGAGATAAGAGTTACTTTTGTGCATCTTGTTTTAGTTTATGTATTCGTTTGGATTCTCTAAAAGCATTAAGAAAGTCGTAAATAAGCGTAGATTGGCAATCTTTGAGATTACCTAATAATCTAAGTTCATCAGCCGCCATCATTACCACAACCTGGGAGAAAGGTGTATAGGGTTCTTTAGTTCTAAATACAGGTTTCAGAGGGTCTTGTTCTTTGGCTTTCTTTGGGAATATATCGGGGTAAGTATCCGTTATATACATTCGCACAGCTGAAAATATAAAAACGATTCTCTGGGCTTCTTTTAGTGAGATTTTGTCTGTTATATCTGCAATTTCATTTAATCTGAGTTTACTGAACCCTGTTTTAAACCGATACAAACAGGCTACTAGTTGTCTTAGGATTTTTTCTTCTTTTTTCTCTGAATACCTATGGAGTAAGGTATCACAAATGGAGAATTGCTCTATGGTAATATCTCCCAATCTAGTGGCAGGTTCTACAAGACCTTTAATTTTTGGGAAACTATAAATATTGGGCTTATCAAAGATAAACCGAATTGCTTCATCAAATGCAGAGATAGGGTAGTGGAGTAGAATCCACCTCATTCTTAAATAGCTCCAAAAGCTATTGTTTTTGCATAATAAAATTTGGATTATTTTAATGTAAGCCTCTGTGAAATCTTTACTTTTAACCTCATTTATAATGTTTATTATTTCCCTTTGCTGAAAGTCTGATAATTCAGACCAAGAGCTAGGCACAACCACTTTCATATTTTTTTTATGCAAAGTTATGCCCACCTTTTTGCGAGAAAAAGGACAAGAAAAGCTATCTTTTTTGTATTAGGTATAAATATTAGATTTTCATTAAACAAATTCTTAAAAAATATTCCAAAATTATTCTATACGACAAAAACCACCGCTAGGGTGGTTTATTATCTCATATCATCATATTTAGCAGCAATTTCTGCTATTTTCTTCATAAGAATTTCTTTCTTTAAATCCCATTGTTTCATATCGTTAGGATTGCTGATAAAACATATCTCCCAAAGCACAGAGCAACCTGCACCTAAGTTCAATATACCCAATCTTCCGTGTCGTGTTGTACTTTCACACTTCACGCCTCTATTTGGAATACCTAAAATTTCAGATGTGGCTTTACTGATTTCGTCAGCCATTCGGTAACTCATAGAATTTTTGTTTACAAAATCCTTCCTATTTACTAGGCATTCAGTACCTGTTGCTGTTGTAGGTCCAGCATTGAAATGTTTATCTAGCAAGACAGAACCCGCTCCAGGTTTAATTCTCCTTTGGAGTTGGATATTAGTTTCGTTGTCTTTGTCTAATATTAGCTCATTCTTCCCATTGGGGAAATATTTAACAAATAAATCCCTAGCTTCCTTTGTCAAATCAGCTTCTTTTCGTCCATTATATACAGCACCGCTATCCGCATTGTGATGCCCTGCTATGGGAAATGTTTTGTAGTTGGTAAGTATCATTTTAAAATATTTTTAATCTCGATTTAATACTGTATTTTAAAATCTCCCAGAGTATGATTATTGAAATTCCAATAATTCCGTAAAGCCATAGAGGTATATTTTTTCGGTCTGTTTTTAAATACTCATCTGTTTCATTTATGATTTCTTCTTGCATTTTTGAAAACTTATACAACTTATCATATTCCTTTAAAACTTCGCCCGACTTTGTGTTTAATTCCTCTATGGTCTTGCGTTGTTTTTCAATAGTGGATTTAAGGCTATTTATTTCGCTGACTTTTTCCGATAATTCCTTTTGCAGCTTTGCTGTAGTTGTTCTTAATATCTTAGTACCGTTATCTGCTCCAATCTCATAACTATTTCCATTCCTATCGGTTAATTTTACGATACCTTTAGCGTTTTCTATAACTAAATCTTCGGAGCTTTCGGAGAGGCTTTTCTCTTGCAGTTCTTTTAGTTTAACCTTATAATTCTCAATTTCATTTTTGAATGAGATGTTTTCTGTTTTTAGGATAGTATTTTCATTTAATACCTCAGATAACTTACTGCTAACAGAATTAAATAAACTATCATTCTGTATTTTAACTTTGGTTATTTCTTGCAGCTGTTTATTCTTATTAACAGAGCTACAAGAAGCTAAAAATATAAGGCTAAGAATTAGTTGTAGAATTGTTTTCATTATTTTTTTGTTGTTTTAAATGTTCAAATATTTGGCTAACAATGTCCTCTCTTTTTTGCAATACTTCTAGTAGTTCTGCAAAACTTTTATCCGCTCTTCTCCTTACTTTATCCTCGGCTTTTTCTCTAACCGACTTAGCTTCTGTGAATATTAAGGCTACAGCACAAAACACAGAAAATAAAGGGGTCAGCGATAGAGGAAAAGGTAATATCGTTGGGGTTATTACATCTAAAAAATCAAAAGTTAGTGCGAAGAACATCATCGAATAATAATAGACGAATTTGTTTATCGTTCTTCGGTAGCCTTCAGAAGTTGTTGCCTCTCCCATTTCTTGGGCTTTTTTAAGTCCAAAGTAGAAGTCTACAATTATAGCAAGTAATACGGCTATCCAAATAAAGCACACTTGTATAAGCTGTGTATATAGACCCTCATAGTTTTGTTTTAAAATTTCTGCTATCATTTATTTTGGTATTTTTAATTGTTGTGAATAGAAGAAACCGCCTAATAATCTTATAACCTTGTGGCTTATCCAGTTGAAAACTCGCCTTTTTGGAGCGAGGGCTTTTCTCCAAAGCAGTCTTTCGTCATCAGCAAACTTCCGAGCTTTGTAGATGTTGTATCCAAAATACTCAAACTGCTTTTGCTTTTCCGTCCATAACTTGTCGTGTATAAGGTCAGCTAAAGCCCCTTCATCTATCGGAGGAAATAGCCAGTGCAGCCAACTTGGTACACTCGCACCGTCCCAAATAAAGCCCTTATCTATCTTTAGGATATATCCATCAGACAACTGAATTTCTAAATCTATCAGAGTAATATAATGTCTTGGAAACTCACTAGACTTTGGAAGTTTCTCAAACCATTTAACCCCTTTTATTTTTTGTAGGAAAAGTATTTTCATAACTTTTAATTTTAGTCTTTAACAATTTCCCAATCTTGTGCTTCAGAGAAATACATACCTTGACCTTCTTGACACTCTTTTTGAGTGATAATGAGTAGTCCTTTCCTAAACAACTCATTTATATAATCTGTATAAGACTCAAAATCTTCCAGATTTAACCTAAGTAACTTTGATAATTGTTCTAGTTCCTCATAAGTATAGGTTTTAATTCTTGTTACAGGAGTACCTAATCTTTTAATTACCATTATTTTTTTAGTAATAGTTTCTTGAGTTGTTGGTTCTACCTCATTTACCTCTTCTTCTACCTCTTTAGTACAAGTATCTATAATTCTTAGTTCATACTTATTTTCAGTAGGTTTGTTTTGAATTAAGTCTATTTCCATTGTTACAATGCCTTTGTGTATTGGTGGAAACATTAAATCTCTATTAGACTGTATTGCTATTTTTTGCATTTTTTTAAATTTTAAGGGTTATTACTTTCTAATTGTTCTATTCTTTGTTCTAAGTCATATATGGTTCTTTCCATTCTGTTGATAGCATCAAATAATCCAGATACCATTTGTTGAACAGAACCTGCAACAATTCTACTTACATCTTCCGATAATATCCTTGCAAAATCATTTACACTTCTTATTCCAACTGTACCATCACCTTTCATCATTACTATTTTATTAAATAATGTATCTCCATCTGCACTGGCTGTTCTATTAAGGTCTAGTTTGAGTTGTCCATTTATTTTTAGCCATCTTTCATCAAACTTTCCTGTTATTAAACCATCATCTATTTTTGTGAAATTATGCTTATCATTGTGTATGGATAATATATTGTCTCTAAATCCAGAACCTACTCCAAAATCCAAATTATTTCCTATAACAACAGAGTTAAGATATTGCACTCTACCATAAGTAGAATAATTACCAGAACCTATGAAAAGGTTATTATAACATCTGTACAATAAATTCCAATAAGGAGATTGTCCTATGATGGTAGACATTACAGCCTTATCTGGTCCATTAGTACTTGTAAGAATATTTCCCACAAATGTGTTCATTCCAGAGTGCAATGTATAATTATCATTGGGATCATTGGGGTCTATACCAAAATATTGCTTACCTGTATTATTTTTTGCCATAAATGCAGATTTAGCTACTACAGGTGATAAAGACTTGATATCATCTATATCAATAGTTTCTGATTTAAGACTAAAGGCTGTTGCTTGCCCTATGAATGTATTAGAATAAGATTTAGGTAAATTATAGGCTGTTGCTTGCCCTATAAAGGTATTTCTACCTCCTTTTTTTAGACTAAATCCAGAGCTACTCCCAATAGCTAGATTGTAACTATTATCATTAGCATCAGTAGATTCATCATTTAATTTTTGTAGTGATGAAGTACCTATTGCTGTATTATGTTTTCCTACTGTATTACTATACAATGTATAGCCTCCTATTGCTGTATTTGTTTCCCCTGTAGTATTATTCTCTAACGCACCAATACCATAGCTTACATTGTAATTTCCTGTGCTTAACTTATTAAAAGTACCAAAATAGAGTGAAGCTGTGGGAATATCTGTTCCAAATCTAATTTCTTTTCTATCATTAGATTCTTTTCTAAATAGTATATCTCTAGGAGTATAATTGTCTCTATTTACAACAGATTGTAAAGTATCTTGTGAAAATTCGGCAGAATATACATCGCCTCTACTATTCACAACTAATTGTTTAACATCAGAAATATTCTCTGGAACTAAATCAGTTACACCAATCAAATGTATTTTACCATTTTCTATACCTATTGAAGCGTATATATCATCATCACTATCGTGATTAGCACTATAAGATAATTCTATACCTTTTTTTTGTACAGTTAATTCAGTCCTTCCATTTCCTGTCCCTTGGGTAACATTGAAATATCCGCTACTTAATCTAAATGAGGTATCTTTTACACCTAATCCTAAACCCTCACCTGTATACATTGAGAAACCAACATCCTGCGATACATTCCATCTGTAATCATACATCTGATTAACACCACCTTTCTCTGTGGTATCTAAAGTGGAATTGGCGATATTTTTTGTATATTCATTAGCGTTTACCCACTCTATAACATCAGATTGCTTTTTTAGTACCCAAATACCATCTTTTTCAGGCTTACTAACTTTAGCAGCAATTCCTTCAAATGTTTTTGAGAAAGAATCCCTTAAGTCTTTTTCTGAAATTTCTGCGTTATCATTATCAGGCAATAGCCCATATATTTCGTCTAATTTGCTCATAATATTATATTCTAAATCCTTTGGAAAATCCTTGAGTAAAACCACCTACCTTTACTATACTTGAAATACTACCCTCATAGAGGTAAAGAGGTGCATTTGCAGTAAAACTCATAGTAATTAAACTATCATCCTCATACTTCTTTCCTGTTGTACCTTCATAAGAAGACATATAAGCTGCATTCTGTTTATTGCCCATTACCCATAATCTCCCATTAGCATCTGGAATAAAAAACACTAAAGGGATATTCTTCACTTTGGAAGTAAAGCCTAAATTCCTAGCGTTCATTTCCAAAACAGATATTGAAAATTCAGATACAGACTTCCATTTTCTAAGCCCTCCGATAGGTTTTTCGGTTAGGGAATTTTGCTCAAGAAAAACATCTATAAACGCAAGCTGCTTCCCTTCGTTTAGTGTGATATTTTTAGTTTTTATTACCTTATTAGGAGGTGTATTTGAGTTAGGAAGCTGGATTTTATTGAAAAAAAATTCAGGAGCATACCAAATACTAGTAGCTATACCTCCCACAGCTCTATCTGTTGGGCAGTACGGTAAATCTTCTATTAAAAAATCAAAACTCACAGCACAAAAATACCCTCGATATAGAGGGTATTAAAGGACATTATTATAGATAAAGACCACTATCTTTGGCTATTATTTTGGTTCTAAATGTTTTTTCTACGGGTTGATAACAAGGGAACTTTTCCTTATTGCTCAATAGATAGTTCGTGAGCATATCTAAATACATATTAGAGCTTCTTAAATATTTTTTAGACATTGCAGCAATAACTACTTCTCCTAAAAACATAGATTTTTGCCAGGGTAACTCTTCATATTGAACCGCCATACCTGTACTGAGAAATACCACACCATTTCCAGGTAAAGAGTCATTAATGGTTTTGTTAAGAATATACTTTTTTAGTAAACTTAAAAAATAATCATCAGTAGTCAAATCTGATAGACTGCAACTCCCTAATTCCATTAAAAAGGCATCTAATATTTCATTCATAAGACCGACAAGCCACAGATATACCTCTAAAGAGTTATTAAGACTGTAGAATTTTTGAAAATCAAAAATGCTTATTAGCTTGAAAGAATTATTAAAAAATAAATTATCAGCTCTTAAATTATCATCTTCATTGATATCTATTATCGCTGAATAGAGGTTATCATTGGCTTTTTTTAACCAAGATAGTCCTAGATCTCTAATATCCCACCAAGGGGCTTGCCTAGACTTACCATCGTTGTACTGATTGATGCCATAATTGGATAAATGGACTTTTATCCGAGGAATATCCATAACCAACGAAAACAGAATGCCTGCCTTAGCTATTTTTTTATAGATAGCTGAATGCTCTGTCTCTAATTTTTTAAATTGTTTTTCAGAAATAAAGGGAAATATTTTTGACTCAAAGCCTGCCGATTGGTCTATTAAATCCAAGTCAAAATTTTTAGGTAGGGATACCAATTCGTGAATGATATTATCTGGAATTATCTTCTCCATTTTTAGGTGCAATTTTTGAAATTAATTTGTGATTTTTTTTTGTCCGCTAGGATTTTTGTCTAGAGTGGTTAAGTTGATGTTCGGTAATTTAGCTACAAGGTCTGGATTCCAACCGTTCCACTTCTGAATGAGGCGGAAGATATATAAGGTTCTGATGTGCTTTCTTGGTAGTCTTGCACATAAGATGGTCCAGGCTTCTCGTTTATCAGACCCAGAACCACTCAAATTCTTACCACCTGGTACGCCAGCACCTAATAATGCAGGATCTACTCCCATAGAGAATAATATTTCAGAGTTTCCTGCTGAAGCATCTGGTAAAAACTCCCCATTAGCCTGTGTTTGCTTTATTTCGTCAATTTGTATCCCTTTGATAAGTTCGCCTGTGTTTTTATCTCTAAAATAAGGCGATATTATGGACTTACCAGAACCTTTAGTTCCTTTTAAATTTTCATCTATGGCATTTATAAGTTCAATTCTTAGTTGCTCCCTTCTTTCAGATGAAAAATTTGTCCATTCATCTAAGCCATATCTATGTATAAAATAATCATCTGCTATATGTATGATATATTTAAAATTAAATTGGTTTAAAAACATCATTTTTTTTAGCTCTGGTACAGCTATTACCACATCCATCCAACCCGACTTGAATGAAGAATGCCAACCAACACTAGGATAGACTTTTTCAATAATAAGACTATTGATAATTGGTACAATGAATTTTCGGATACCTTTTTCTTTGCAATATTGTTTTATTTCTTCTATGCTTAAATTTTGTGAAAAGCACGGAACTTTAATGTTATCTCGGCTATCAAATTCAGTTTCCCCCCAAGAGGTGTTTATAATTACATTTTGAATTACACCGTTTTTGGGTTTTTCAAAACGGCAGTAGGAGGCTTGATGCCTCATAACAGAGATGACCTCTTCGCTATTGGGGCTTAAAAGAAATTCTGGAAAAGCAACACCCAATGCTTCATAATCATAGATGATATCAGAAAGCATCAAATCAAAATTAGTACGGTCAAAGAAATCGTATATTTCTGGAATGGAAGATGGGATTTTTTCTTTGAAATTAGCATCACCATCCGTTTCAAATAGCTCAAAGATACGAATACCTATTCCATAGTGAGCAGATGTAAGCACTTCTAAACCACCAACAGCAGCTCCCACTTTACTCACTTTTTGCATTAGCTCTCTGGGATAGTCATTATTATCACCCCATTTGCACCAATCTTCCGAGTCAGAACTGCTAGGTTTCTGCTTAGGACTTGAGTGTTTAGGCGTGTTTTTATCTTTACCTGTAAACTTTATCGCCGCAGAGGGTAAATTAACCCCACCTACTACATAAATATCGTTATTTATTTTTTGCATTAGTAAACCACTTTTTTGCCGTTGTATTCCTGTATGAATAGAATATTGATTTTTTTAATTTGACCGTCTGGGAGCTTTATATTTCTAGTCCTATTGGCAAAATGATTGGGGTTTTTAAAATCTATATTCATTGCCAATCTTTTTGCACCTTTTTGCTTTGGAGGATTAAGCAATACAGCCGATGAATAAAACTTAATATTCCCACCTGTCTTATTTTGCAAGTTGAATGTTCGCATTTTAATAGAGAAAGGGATTGGATTTTTTAAGCTATCCAGCCGTTTCATATCTGAAAGAACATTTGTGAGAAATATTGTATTTTCCATAGTGCAAAGGTTGAAATACACCCATAAAATGGAAAGGACACCAAAAAAAACTAGCAAAAACCAATGTTATTCTCATATTTTTTTTATTAAATAACTGTAAATCAATTTTTAAAAATTTCAAATGTGGCGTTTTTTCTCAAAATGTTTACTGGATAGGGACACGCGCGCCTTATACCATTCTACAATTACACTTTTAAAAATTTTGCGAAATATGAATGGACCAAAAACAGAAAAGCTCTGCGATAGCAGAGCCGTTGAAAAAGACAAAAAAAATTATGGAAGATTGGTAATTATAAATGAGTTTGCATATTGATAATCTATGATGTGAGCAAACTGCCAGAATAGACAATAGTCAAAGGTGTCGGAGAAGTGTGTGGCGTGCTCCTGGGGAATAGTTGTACTTCGTTCTGAAGACTTATCCTTCTTGAACGCATCGTAATCTTTAAGCGGAGCATTCTCCATAGAGATGATAAGGTTAGGGCATTGGTTTTCATTTATTCTTACTCTTGGTAACTTATGATCTTGTTCGCTGAGTATTTCGTTGATTAGTCTGAACTTCTCAATGTGTGGAGGGTTATTAGTATTTGGTGTTTTATTTATCACCTTCCATCCTGCTGCACGGAGCAGATTCTCCACATCTTCGGCTAAAGTAGTTTTGGAGTTAGCTTCCTGTTTATAGCCAGAGCGGTCATGGTATAGATGAACTACATTGTAGCTTGACTTGTGAGGTTCGTAATAATCAATAAACTCCTGAACCAAATCAGATAGCTTCTTAGGATTCTTTACAAAGAACTCTTTAATAAATCGAATTTCATTTATTGAACTAAGGTATTGTGATACTGTGCCACAATTGATACGACCGCCAAAGTCCAAATTAAACTGAAGCGGTACACCTCTTACTAAATCAGTATCATACTTACAGCTGGGCTTGTAGTCTTCAGTCACACTGCCTAGAGCGTCAATATCATACTTATAAGAATAATAGTGCATACCACTATTCAGCTGAGCGTAGAATCCATCAGTAATACCTCTTGGTCGTATGTTCATAATCTCTGCATTAAATAGCAGCTCAGATAAAGCCTCTTCCCTCATTTGCTCTATCCAACCAGGAGTGAGGTTATGTTTATTTACAAGAGAATTAAACTTTAAGAAAGCATATTCTTTTGGTTTTTTCTTAGCTTTATTTTCCCTCTCAGTAAACCATTCTCCTTTTTTCGTCATTGCTACAGATGACACAAAGACCGTAGCATTAAGCATTGTTTTATTTTTAAATTGCGGCTTAATGCTTCGGTTGGTAGTCAGAACATTATTAAATAAACGATCATAAGTAAGTAGAGCCGCTTCATCACCAATAACATAATAGGAGTTCAAACCACGCCCAGAGTTAGGGTTATCTAGTGATACCATTACGATAATACTACCATTACGAAAATGAATAACATTAGTCCAGGAGTCTGGAGGTTGGAAAGGCATTTCAAAACCTAAATTTTGACCACACTTCCCAACGATATAGTCAATTCCCTCAAAAAGACCAAACATCTCTAACCCTTCCTTAGTAGATGGGAGGGTTCTAGTTTTTATTTGAACAAAAGTTTCTCCAACAACAACACCTGTGGAGCGAGGCATTTGCCTTACCGCTTCTTTGATAAACCACCCAATAACAGTAGATTTACCAGAACCACGCCCAGCTTCAATGTTTACATTTTTAATACCGTAGCGTTGATTGGCTAGAATAGCCGTCATTTGCATGAGGTTGAGTTCTAGCTTTTTTCTAGGTTTAAGTATATTAGAAATCTCCTTGGTCATCTTCATAATCTTCATCTTCTGATTTGGTGTCTTCTCTATACTCAACATCTTCAACCTCAAGATTGTTAAAATCAACAACACCGCCAGAAAACATCGCATCCATTTTTTTATACACCCAACGAGGCATAGATAGATGGTACTCGTGAGCTTGTATTTTATTAGGATCTATTTGGTTTTCTTCAGCATCAAAGTTGAATAATGCTCTGTATTCTTTTAACGCCTTCACCGCTAGTTCTCCGTTACCTTCTTTTCTAGCGAGTTGGTATTCGTTCCAAAAGGCTTCTTTTAGCACCTGCCGTTCTGCGGCTAAATGGGTTGCGTCTAGGTCTCCGAATATTTGCATAGACCAGTTGTAATCACGGTAAGCGGTTGCTCTAGAAACACCGTGATCTCGCATTAAAATATGTACGGTTTGATGAGCTGAATATTTGTTATTTAAACGCAAAGCCCATGCATGAGTTAAGCGTTTTTTTTTGTTCTTTTCGCTTTCCGTTAGTTCTACGGAATCCTCATCCAGGTAGGAGGCTTTTATTCTAAGAAAAGAGCTATTTTTTTTTAACTTCACCAATTCCATACGGCAAATTTGCGGTATGAATTAGAGTAGTCAAAGGACAAAAAAAAGCCATCTATAAAAGATGGCTTTCTCCAGTAAATTATTTCCTTTATAAGTCTAAAATATTTATTTTTTCCACCTTTCTAAGTCATTCTCGGTTAATAAATTTCCATTCAAATACACTTCAAATGCCAAATTATTCTCACGCATATAAGCTACCCAACGCCTTACGATGACATCAGAAAATCTTGGATCTAACTCAAAACCACGACAACTTCTCCAGTTTTGTTCCGCAGCGATTAAAGTAGAACCAGAACCAAGGAATCCATCTGCAACAATATCTTTTTGTTTGCTTGAATTCTTAATAAGGTAACCAATTAAGTCCAAAGGCTTCATGGTTGGGTGGTCCGCATTTCGTAAAGGTTTATCAAACCTTAGAACAGAACTTTGTTTCCTATCGGAATACCATGGATGAGCAGCTTCGGCATTCCAACCATATACCAGAGAGCGGTGGGTTTCTATTTCTTCAGATTGGGTTTCTTCACAAAAAATAATAGGCTCGTGCTGCATATGATAATCCAAACGCCCCAAAACAAAGGAATTTTTAACCCAAACTAAAGTAGAGGATATTTTATATCCTGCATCTAACATTGATTTTCTGAAATTGATGGCTTCTGAATCTGAATAAAATACATAAGCTGGAGCTCCAGGATCTGAAAACACATAAGTGTTCACAAAGAAGTCGTATAAAAAACGGTAAAAATTGTCGTTAGACATTTTATCATTTTTAATTTTCAACTTCTCCTTTGTACCACCTTGGTAATCTACATTATAAGGTGGATCTGTGACGAGAAGATTTATTTTTTCATCACCCAATATTTTTGCCCAATTTTCGGATTCGGTAGAAGAACCACACATGAAACGGTGTTTAATTCCTTTATCTACAGATACCAACTCAAAAATATCACCTTCGCAACTTTCGTAGTTCTCGTGAATGGTAGCATCAAAATCTCCTTCAACTTCAGGAGGAAGATAGGCGTTTTGCTTTAAAAATTCATCATAACTGCCCATATCCATACCGATGCCCTCTAGGTCAATTTCTTGGAAAAAATCTTCTATTTTGTTCCAATCAAACTTTCCGTTATGGATATTGGAACGGAGCATATATTCTTTGAATTCCTCTTCTGTCAGCTTTCGGTTTGGAAACCTAACATCAATAAGCTCTTCACCACGCCCAAGTATAAAAAGGGCTGCTATACGCTGGTGTCCTGCTAAAAGTACATTATCATAATCAATAGCAGGTATCTCCACTAGGTTAAACTTATTTATACTTTCTTGGAGCTTGAGCATTTCTTCATCAGTAATGCTTCTAGGATTGAAATCACAAGGAATAAGATCACTGACTTTTCTTTTTACAGTGTACCACTCAAGTGGTGCTAAAATTTCACTCATTTTTTAATATTTTTTCACATTCTAAAAGTTCATTTATTTTCTCTTGGAGTTGTTCTTTTTTTCGGTTTAGGCTGTGCAGTCTAATTGCATAGTTGTTATTCTCTTTGTTTGGTAAATTCTTTTCAAGAGATTCAATTGTTTGCCTTCTTCGTGTAATAGAGGCACGGAGTTTATTTTGGTATTTAAAAATCTCCAGCTCGGACATTTTTGAGAAATCAACCGATACTTCAGTAGGCATTATTCTTTTGTGTTCTTGGTAATGCTTCAGTATCTTTTGGCACTCGTCAAATATTTTAAAACACTCGTAGATTTTCAGTTGAATATCAAAAGCCGTTTCAGCATCGTGGTCTGGTACTTCGTTAAGTTGCATTTTCCATGAACAGGCTTCCATCCATACCTGCCAGCGTTTCCTAAAGGTAGCGTGTAGCTGTACAGGATAATCTGCAATTAAATCATGAAACACTCTAGGATTTTTACCAGGAGTGTACTTTTTAGCAGGTTCTTTAGCCTCTACTTGGTCTGTATCTTGAGTTTTAGCTTTATCATTGGTGCTTTTTGGGGATAGTTTGCCATACTCATACTTCAGCTTGGCGTAATTCTGCAAAGAGAATTTCTCTAAACTTTTTACCAATTTTTGAGAGCCTCCTTTGGACGAAAATTCCTTTAAAAGTTCTTGATGTTGTTGTGCATTCATGTTGAATATAAAAAAGCAGCAAGGCAAGGCTTACTGCTTTTTTTAGATATGGATTAAAACTTATGACTTGCTGCTTTTCTTCTCACTAGCTTTTAGCTGTATGGCTTGATTGATAATCTCTGCATCATCAATCAGCTGACTTTCTCTTAGTTTTTTAAGATTATCAAGCCTCTCGTTGGAGAGTTTACTCAGAGGTTCTACAGCTTCTGAAGTAAACTCTAGCCATAGACACCCTTTTTCTATAAGCTCTAAAGCATTAGATGGTATACCTTCAATAGTATAGTCACCTAGCGAAGAAATGATTAAAGTGCCTATAGGCTTGGTTAGTTTAAAACACTTCTTGTTCATTACGCAGCAGCTTCTAAACTAATTTCACCTTCGTAATAGTAGAGCTTCGAGTTAGCCACAACTTTGGCTGTCACGCCACTATTATCATCTATCTTCTTACCAGAAGTAGCATCAGCACTTTCAATGTAAGCTCCTAAATCTTTAGAGCCGACAACAAACAATTTACCTTCTGCATCTTTAATGGCGAAGATGCACGGTGTGTTTTTATAGGTGTCTATGAATCCCAAAGTTTTCGTTTTGAATCCAGGAATTAAGAAATCTATTTCCGTTTTGGTTTTTTTGTTACCAACATTCCCTGTAAGATTCATTTTCAGTTCGTTTTCATCGATTTGAATATCGATGAACTTCCATGCTTTACCAGTATTAAGCACTATGCCTCCTGTGCCAATTTTGATACGGCTGGCATAGTCAGCACCAGGAACAGGCTTTGCAAATGATTTCACAAAAGCGGTTGGTACATAATATAACCTAGTAGTAAGACCTGCGAATATATCTTCGTTTGGGCAATTTTCGATATTCTCGTGAGGTGTGTCATTAAAACAATTTGACATAGCTATATTTTTTGGATTAAACTTGAGTTACCAGCAACAAGTTGAAGTTTGAGGTCTTCAATTGCTGCAATTTCTTTTTGGGTTCTTGGCACTCCATCAATACGAATAATTAAAGGAGCATCTTCTGTAAATTGGTAAGTGCTACCTCCAAAATCAAATTTTTCACCTGGTTTTGGTTTTTCAGATTTTGGATTTTGAGCAATTGCATTTTCTCTAGCAGTTACATTTGCTTCTCTCGCTTCGAGATCATTCTCCCTAGTGGATACTTCATTTTCCCTTTCAGCAATTGCATTTTCTCTAGCGGTTACATTCGCTTCTCTCGCTTCGAGATCATTCTCCCTAGTGGATACTTCATTCTCCCTCTCAGCAATCGCATTTTCTCTAGCGGTTACATTCGCTTCTCTCGCTTCGAGATCATTCTCCCTAGTGGATACTTCATTTTCCCTTTCAGCAATTGCATTTTCTCTAGCGGTTACATTCGCTTCTCTCGCTTCGAGATCATTCTCCCTAGTGGATACTTCATTTTCCCTTTCAGCAATTGCATTTTCTCTAGCGGTTACATTCGCTTCTCTCGCTTCAATATCATTCTTTATAGAAGTTAGATCTTCTTTGTTGCCTATTAGCCCATCGGCTGGAGTTTCAGCCGATGGAGTTGGTTTTTGTTGTTTTGCCATAGTAGTAATTATGTTAAGCTGTTAATCCTCTCTCGTTAGGATATATGAGTTCGTTTTGTTCTCTGTTGTTAAGCCCTCTATTTTTAGAGCCGTCAGCAGTGTGCATATACACTAGCTGATTTATAGCATAGTCATAGCCAAGATTAAACTCGCCATAGACTCTCAAAATACGATCATGAATCTGAACATCTGAAATAGTAGCAGGGTTGTCTATTTCATCTATCAGCTTCAGTAAGTTGTTATCTACTGTGGAAACAATTGTTCCCTGAGTAAGATTAGGAATACCTATGATAGTTCTTCTGCCGACTCTTGTCTTGTTAGAATCTGTTTGGAACTGAGATTGTTTATATTCGTCCTCATAAGCGAGTTTGTAATCTTCAGCATCCACATCGTTCATAAATAGGACTTTGATTTTTGAGCGTTGCTGTGATGGTAATCCTTTTTCATAATTCTGCACTACATCTAATATGTTAGATTGTGTAATAGCATCTCCAGGAATTAGAAACGCTGGATTGTCCGTATCCTTAGCAATGTTTTTATGGATTTCGTTAAGACCATCCATAGAAGTTCCAAACACAGGTGTATCTACTCCCTTTTTAGAAGCATCGTATTTCCCAACTACTGAAAGAATATTGACATCATCAATAATCTTTTTCTTCAACATCTCAATGGCTGTTTTAGAAATGGATTTTTGGTCTGCCTTTTTACTCTCGTCATACATATCTTCCAGCCATGTCCCTAAAATTTCTGCTGGGTCAAGCTCAAAGTCTATCTTTTGATGGAAGTTTTTCAAATTCTTATTAAGGAAAGAAATCTCACCATAAGGGGTAAATTTCTTTGATTCAAAAATCTGGACCACATTACTCATTAGCATTTGAATGGTAGGATAGTGTCCCTTTACTTTGGTTACGGTTTTAGCGTATCTGTTGAGTAAAATTTCATCAGATAGGATAGCCGATTGGATTGCAGTAGGATTAGAGCCTATATAACGCACTAATTCATTTCTAATTTGGTCTATTTTTAGGGTTTTATTTGCCATGGGTAATTTGTTTTAAAAGTTGATTGTGTTCATCGTTAGGATCAAGGTAGCCTTCTATAAGACCATTAGCTTCCTCATCTACTCCTGTATTCTTAGCAAATGTGTGGCGATTTGTGGATTCCCCATATTCCTTGCATTTTTCGCCAAGAGTTACAATAGAAGCAATCATATCAGCTCCAGCTTCTACACCTGCAATGTTAAGGGCTTGCTCCAGGGCATTTTCTACATTTTTTATAGTGGCTTGGCTGTCGGATAGCTGTTGCTCCAAAGCAGAGGTGTCTTTTTCTTCTAAAGCCTCTTCAATAGTTTGAAGCTGATCTTCATCTAGTTTCGCAAATGACTTTTTATTGCCAAAGAACCCCGCATTCAGAGTAATTTGACTTAAGCCTAATAAAGCGGTTAATTTTTTGAATTTCATATTTTTAAAATTTGATTAATGCATCTTCTAATGTGCCTAGTTCGTCTATCAAACCTATTTTTAAGGCTTCTTGAGGCGTGTAGGTTTTACCTTTAAATACATGATTATCGTCCTTTAGCTTTTCTCCATAATTGGACTTAATCCTAGAGATGAAATCATCTGTCAATTGCTTTAATCTTTCGGAGTAGAGAGCTTCATTGCCTTTCATCAGCTCCCTTATTTCTTGATTTTTCTCCGTAGATTGTGGAGCATACAGATCGTATATTTTAGCTCCCCATTTTTCAAACATAGCAGAGAAATCTTGATAGGAAAGCATTGTTCCTATCGAACCGATTAAGTCAGCGTAAGGACTTGCCATGTGGTAATCACAGCCACTTGCTATACTTTGAGCTGCGGAGCATTGGTAACCACTTGTATAAGAGATGGTAGGTTTTTCTAAGTTTTTGATGATGTTGGTTAGTTCTGCTGTGCCAGATACCATACCGCCACCAGAGTCTATATTGAGTACAATGCCAGAAATATTAGGGTTAGCATCCAGAGATTTAAGCAATTTTCCGTAAAACTGAGTTCCTAAATAGGACCAGCTTGAGTATTTAACAATAGGACCTATTATATTTACAACAACAGGAAACTTACTGTCGCCTCTGCCTTCTCCTTGAGATTGTAATTGCTCTAGATAAATTGTTTCTTTCTCTTTGGTAAGAGCCGTTATATTTTGGTTTTTCAAAAAAGAAAATTCCACGATCATATGAGCTAAAACCTCATTAAGGTAGGTTTTATCTATGGCAAGAGGAACATTGAAAAAACTGTTTATTCCAGACATATCACGGATTTGTCTGGCAAACATAAGATAGGTATATCGCTAATTAAAGGACATAGCTTGGCTTTAGTATCGTAGTGCCATAAATAGAAACTTCGTGCTTGTCGTTTCCAGAATTATCATCTTTATTGCCGTCTTGTAAATCTATTGTGAGTGGCTCTCGGTCATTTCCAAGCCATAATTTATCTACATTGGTAATTAGTTTTATAGCAAACTTTCTTTTGCCCAATAGTTCACTTAAACTGTTTAAATTGGCAGAATCTGTATATAAGCTATAATTGATATCTATATCATAGTATTCGTTATCTGCCGTGTATTTTTTTTTGATATTTTTATTAAAGTCTTCAGGAATAATGCTTTCCATTACAATCAAAGGCACGGCATTAATGGTACTCCTAGAAATAATATCGGTAAATTTTACATCTGAAGCTCTGTAAATTTCTACATTTCTGATTTCTCTAAAGATGTTATCTGGAGTATTTTCAATAACCATTTCCGTGTGCAATTTTTGAATGTTTTTTATTCATTTTTTCAATAATATTTTTCTTTTTACGCATAAAGTCCCTATGGATAGCATCATAGTATCCATCGGTATCTTGAATACCGTAAAATTCTAAAATATTTATAATGGTGTCTTTGTAATTTAGTTGGTATAGTTTTCTGCATAAAATAGCTTGCTCGAATAAGTGCTCTCTGAATAGCTTTTCTAAAGCTCTAGAAATAAGTCTTAGATGTTCATCTTCTATGAGAATTCCTTCCTTATCAAAGGCTGATTGACTCAAAGAAATAGTGTAGTAATCATCCGTAACTAGATATTTTGAGCTTTCTGGTTTATAATAATTGTAACTTCTTTTCTTATTTAGAATGGAAGTTATAATGATGCCAAGCCAGTCTGTTTTATTCACTTTAAATACTTCTCCATACTTAAAGATCAAAAACTGCTTAATAGCTCTAGTTACGGGAATTTTAATTTCTAGGTACATCTATGCTTTATTTTTACACAAAAATAGTAATAATCATCAGATGATTTTAAGACAAAAAATAGAGCTTACCAAGTCCTAGAGTAGGGAGTAAAAGTGTAATTCTGTAAGTCGCCTATTGGGAGCGGTTTTGGAGTTATTTTTAAAAGTGTAAGTCCTATTTTACCTGTTTTGTAAGTTGTGTAAGTGGCTATTTTCTTACAGTTATTTCTGTAAGTTTTATTTTCCTTACACTTTTTTATTATAAAAGTGTAAGTATATAAGTATTTATAAATCAAATAGATTTACACAAATCGCCCTTAACCTTACAGAATTACACTTTTTTTTATATTATTAGGGGTAGAGAGGGGATAAGGGGGCTGTTGAGATGTGTCCGCCCCTTTATTTAATAAGGAAGCCGCCAGGAAACCTGGCGGCGAGTTTTTATGTTTGCTTTAAGTAGTAAGGGCAAACTACCGTTTTAATTCTGCAGGAAATTCATTAAATCTCCTGCATATTTCTTTTGCTAGGTTGTACGCATCGTCTGCTACAAGTTTAGCTTCTCCAAATGTATCTTCAGAATGAAGTTTTACAGTTGCAAAGGGAATATTCATGTTTGCTTTGAAACATATTGATACTTCATTGTACTTATCCGATACAGCTATAAGCTGACCTTCTACCGTATTAAAAGTCCCAATAACGAACTTTAGCCTGTGGTTAATTTCCATTTTTACGCTTTATTTTTTTCGTTTTTCAATAATTATCTTTGCACAAAAGTATGCCACAAAAATTATCGCTACCATTAGATTGACTCCTATATCTATCATAATTATAAATTTATATTGTTAAATTATTTATTTGTTAGTCTAAGTATTTGAACAAATGCCCCACAAAACCATTATCAGGTAACTGATAAGTACCAATGTATTTAAGGTTTTTAGTATTAAATACTTCTCCTGTGCTAGATGTTATAATTCTAACATCTTGTTTTTCGGCTAATGGATTTACCAAAGCCCACAAGCAAGGTTTTCTATTTTGTTCTTGCACACATAAAATTTCTGCTCCTTTTGGGAGTGAAACGAATTGTACACCTTGTACAAGTAGTGGATATTTGTAAACTACTTTGTGTGTTGTTTCGTTTTTACTATCATTAAGCCAAATATTATCGCCCCCGTCAGTATAATCTTCATTATCAAACGATAATGTTATAAAATCTTTAGGTTCATGACCTCTATGCTCTATGATATGCTCTTTTTCAAGTTCTGAGAATTTATGAAGCTCTACATCAAAATCATAAATACCCTCAGAACTACCATCTCCTAAGTTTTTTCTCCAATCAAATATTTTTACCTCTACATCTGGGGGTAGTTGTTTTAGCTTTTCTATTAAATCTCGGTTTTTCATTTTTTTATCTCAATTTTAAAGTTGTCTTCTCTGATATATAAGTTTTTCCTTTTTGTAAAGTGGCGTAATCTTCTACATCTACCTGTTTTTGTTCTATTTCTCCTGTTCTCTCATCTTTTCTGATAATGTAATACACAGGGGTATCTCTTCCTGCTACAATTTTATCAACCACGGTATATTTGTATGGCTGTTGTTCTATCTTAAAAAAGAATAGAAATGCTCCTACTAGGAGTATGGCGGTTATTATTATTGCTTTTGTTTTCATTTATTCTAAAATTTTTGGATTTTCGTATATGTTGCCTGTTATATAGTATTTTTATATTGATAAATTTTCCAAAACATAATCTCTATTTATATCTACACCTTTTTCAGCATCTTCGATAAGTATATCAATAGGTATGTGAGTATTCTTTTCCGAATTTGGATTGAACCCTACACCATCTCCAGTTAAAAAAGAACATTGTCCTTCTATCTCTGTAAAATCTTCAATACTAATTTACAATTTATTTAACATTTCCATAGCTTTATTATAAGCTGTATCATATTCTTTTTTAGAAATTTCTTTTGTGATATATCGGCAAACTCCTACATCGTGCCAATGTTCTGCGATTATACTTTTTAGTTTTGTTTCATTGCTATTAAATACAATACAAATCCCCTTATAAAATAATTTATCTTCTGAGGTTACTTTCATATAGCATTTTTCAATAGCTAAACTTATTTCTAGATATTTTAAAGCCATTTTAAAGGATTTTTAAACTATCTGTGTATATATAAGGTACTTCTTGTATAATAGATTTTAGCTCCTTCTCAGATAGTACCGACTTAAATGCATAGATATACTCTACCTCATTATAAGACATAGACCACGAGCCTAAGCCTTGCACTGATTGTAGTTTTTCTTTTAGCATTAAAATGGATTTAAAAAATTCTGTTCTAACTTCATACTGAGTGATGATATTAGGATTTTCTTCCTTCACAAAACGATTTTCTCTGTAATAGACCACAGCCGACAAGTCGTCATCTACCAAAACCATTATGTTATTTTCTCTCTTAAAAAGGCTTCCTGCCTCTATTATTTCTTTGTTATCTAGTTCTAGAGCTGTTGTATTTCTATAATACATTTTCTTCTGTTTTTAGGGTTAAAATATCTTGAACCTTCTCTTTTATATACTTTGAAAGAAAGGCGGAGGTTCTACCTCCCGAAAATAAGACTACATATAACTTATTTTTTATCATGATTTATTTTTTTACTTTTAACTAAACTCACCTCCATATCATTTACAAAAACATAATTATCTTTTGGAGGTTCAATTATGGTGATTTTATCACCTAGTTTATCAGCCCAGGCTTTGAGGTCGTTAGACCTCTCTGGGATAGAGTTGTAGAATTTGAAAATTTCCTCTTCGGGAATATTTTTATATTCATACATATATCCCACCTTAATGTTTCCTCTGTAAAAAACAGAAATGATTTCAAAAGTTCTATTGCTTCTAACACCGATTATATCTAAATTAGCCAATAGACAATTAAATGATACATAGCCAAATTCTCTCTTAATATCCTCTTTATAAGGAGGGTATTCTCTCTTTTCTATATTCATAATTATAAAAAGGTTTCAGGTTCTTCTACTTCTTGAGGTTCTAAGTCTTTAACTTTTGTGAACTTAATGTGTTCTGTGGATTTTTTCTTGACCCTTCCATTTTCATTAACCTCATTACCGTGTACATCTTTTACAGGAATTTCAATGATTTTTCTATCTTCAAACTCATAGCCAAAGGCTTTTGCATATAACTTGCACTTTTTCTTGAAAGTATTTGAAGTCATATTGCTTAGGAATTTGGCATTATACGACTGTGCAGCTTCTAGCACTTCGTCTTTTATAACATACTTATCTAGTATGCTTGGAATATAGGCATCTGCCCATTCCACAAACCATTGTCCCATCTCTGAAAGGTAGGCTCTCATAACGATATTCTCACTCGGAGCTTCTATCTTTTCGTCAGTAGATAGATAGAAACGACACGCTTGAAAAACAAAGTTGATGAATTTAAACCATTGGGCAGTATCCCAATCTAAAAACATAGAATGCCCAAAATCATCTTTAGGATCTCTTTTCTCACGCTCATCATTGGAGGCATGATAATAATCCGAGAACCCCATCACTAAACGCCTTCTGGTAGAAGAACCTCTTTGGTCTTTTATGGAATAATTGGTGGAAACCCCAAACTTTGGAGAGTTCCTGTAAGCCAAATTTACTTTCGCCTCAAACTTCTCATTTACGGTTAATTTAGAGGTTATTACAGAGAAGAAACTCTCCAGGTTGAAGCTCCTGCGGACATCATCAAACAGAATAAAATCCGTGTGCTGATTTACCCCCTCAAATAAGAATTTATCATTCTCTACATCTCCTTTACCATCTATATCGTGACGGTTCATAAAGAAACGCATTGCTTCAAAAAATAAAGATTTACCTGCACCACCTTCTGCAACATCATCTTCTATTACGGCGTTATCAGCTGCAAAAATCACCCAAGGTCGGGTAGGATCTTTGAACCTATGAGCTGCATAGCCAAAAGCAAATATCTTATTGATTAGATGTTGCTTTTGCTCATCGTTCTCTTTATCTGAGAGATACTCACTTGTTATTTTGAATTTTGATTTTTCGTAAAAATCAGCTTCAGAATAACCTGCATCAGCGTAAGCCTTTTTTTCCTTCTCCCAATGCACTCTAGAAGTATTAATGAGGTAGTTTAGAAACTCGCAATCATTGTTCTTTATCTCTATGTCGTAGTATTTATCGCCTACTTTTGTAATAGAGAAATAAGGTCCATCAATGATGAATTTTTTTATCTCATAGTCGTCTATAAGATAATCGGTTTCCTCTTTTATGAGGTTATTTATAAGTTGAGATTCCAAGACATAGTTTGGGAAATCTTTTTCTTCAGTAATTGCATTTTTTGTGATTTTAAAAATGCGATTGCCAAGGAAAAAAGTTTGGCTTTCCCGCGTAAAATCAGTGAAATCCAAAGTACGGTTGTGCATACCTGCTAGATGACTATCGTTCAGCTTCTGAGATGTTATAAGCATATTCAGAAGGGCATAAGGTATTTTTCTTACTCCAAGCTCGTGCTGTTTAGCCAATAAAAAATTCTTAAAATAATCCTTAATAGGCTGTGTGTTTTTAAGCTCTTTGACAATTGAGTTATCAACTTGTGCAAAGTAGTAGCCGTCCTTCTTAGCAGGATCATCTATCCTACAAAAACCATTCAGTCTTAAAAAATAAAACCCAAACATATGATGGAAGTTGTAAGAGGTGCGACCTTTATCAGAAACAGACACCTCCCAAAATTGGGCTGGCATAGCTGCATCTATCATTTTATTTACCTCTCGGATCACCTTGCCTTTGGGCTGCCTTTGGTTGGCTCTCATATAGTCTTTAAAATCCTTTTGGCTATTCCTGGTAAAATATTTGTCTAGCCAAACCGTTTTCATCTCTAGGAACTCTAAGGCTAAAGCCTTGCCCTCTCTTTTACCAGTAATATCTGTATCTGGAAAATGAACTACATTTTTAGCCATACGGAATAACTCATCCATAAGCCATTGGTCTGGCTTTTCGGTTTCCGAATTCATCCAAATGGCAAATTTGCCCATAGAGAGCATATTAAGACCATCTGAACCTCCAGTTGCAATGCAAATTTCATCGAGCTTGAAATCCACATCACTTTCCGAAACTTCTGATGGAAGTAATTCCTTAGCACGAGCATAATCGTCCATTGCCTTTGCTTGTCCCTCTTTATAGATTTCTCTCAAATAATCTAATCCAAAAACATACCTGCTAGGGCGACCGCCTACATAGCGGAAGCGGCGGTCTTTGCCGTCGTCAGAATATTTTTTAGAACCTTTCGGCATGTAGATTTTTAACCACTCGCCGAGGGCTTTATCTTTGTTTATAAAAGCCATTATCGGAAATTTATCCGTAGCTATAAATCGGAAGACTTTCCCCTTGGTTTCGTTGAAATAAGAATACTCTGAAAGCGACACCAAATTCACTTTCTCGCAGTCTTCTTTCGTTACAAAAGGTCCGAGAAGCTCCAGCTCATATTCGGAAAATTCTTTCTCGATATAATGAAACTTTTTTTCGTTTAGTTCGTAAGGACAATCATCTAAATCGTACTCACGAAACTCATATTTATAAAACTCACGAGTGTCTTCAAATATTTGGATACCTCTGGAGTTTTGCAGCTCTCGCCCAATCTCAAGTATCGCTTCATAGTAGGCGATGTTATTCTCCAGGGCATATAAACCAAAGGCATCTTCATTTCTAATAGTACCACCAAAATCTGTCATCTTCCAACGGCGGAGATCTTTGTTAAATTTTAGGTTGGCTGATGGCGTTTTGTCATCATGGCGAACTCTAAAATTTTTTCTGGTATCAGCTTGCGGATAAAGCTGAAGTATGATGTCTAGACCGCCATCGGTAGCGTCTAGTATTTTTTCGGCTGCGATTTGTAGAGAATTATCACTCATTGTTATTATTTTTTAGGTAAAAAATCCCCACACCACACCAAAAAAATATGATGTGGGGATAGCGTTATAGTTAAAGTTGATTAGTTCTAAGCTGAAGCTAGTTCTTCTGGAAAAGTAATGGTAATCCCATTTCGGCTTAAATGTTCTAATAAGGTCCGAAAGGCATCTTGAAAAGAGGCGGCACGACCGAAAAATGCTTTTTTCTTGTCTATGCCTAGCACAATATTGATGCCTTCTTTCCGAGTGGAAACCCGAAAATATTTGGCGTTTAGCTTCTGTGAAATAGATATTAAATCTTCTAAGGTGTAGGTTTGCCCTGGTGTCGCTGGGCTTGCGTCTACTGCTAAATACTGTACTTCTTGAGCAGTTGAATTTTTTACTGGCTGTGGCATTAGTAAAAAGATTTAAAAAATTAATACATTTAATAAAGAAAGCGTGATGCTTCCAAAGTTTGCCACAACCACTAACAACGGAGTCATTAGAATAGGAATACACCACGCCTGAGCGTTCGTAAAATCTAAATGGGTTTGACCCGTCATTAAGTAATTGTGGCGGGACAAATGTACAACATTTTTCTGATGTTGCAATTTTTTTAGAAAAATTTTTGAAATGCCCACTGTCGCTGGGCTGTGCGTTAAGAGCAAAGTACTTGCCTTCGTTTGCTCTAAAGTTTTTACTGGGTTTCGCATAAGTAAAAATTTTAAAAAAGTTAATAAATAAAGAAAGCGTAGCCTCCTCTAAGTTGCGAAACCCACTTATCACAGTGTAATAAGAATCGAGAAAAACTACGCCTAAGCGGTTATTTTGAAAAATGTAAATCTTATGATTCACACTGTGAAAAAATAGGTTTCGCAGTGCAAATATAGATAATATTTTTGTATGTGAAAACATTTCACTATTTTTTATTGCTTAGCTTGAACCGCATTTTCATTTTTTTTAGGTTTCACAACACCATGCTCTACAGTTATAAGATTTAGAGAAACCATTCGTCTTCTGTAATGTGTAAAGTTTGGATTTATTTCATCTGCTATAAGTCTATTAAAAACAGGAAGTGCAATAAACTTCCTTTTCTCAAATTTTTTTTTGCAGAATTTTCTATATCTATCAATACATACACTACGCTTCAT